TCTTCATTATATTTAGTTTGATTAAAAGTTTTAGATGTAAAGTCAGTATTATAAATAAACACATTTACATCTAAATTATTATCTTTAAAAAATCTTCTATAATGAGCAATGAGATTTAATATATTACTAATTATAATAGTATCAAAATCTCTATGTATTAAAATCTTCTTTTCTAAATCTAGAACCATTGATAGGTTACGGAAAACTGTTTCCAAGTTTATAAATACATTTATTTTATCATCAGGCGTAAGAAAATTAGCCGATGTTAATATATTATCATAATCAACATATTTTAATTTCAGTATATTAAAGCAAACTGAAAATGGGTTATAGTTATTATCATACATTTCTTGATATATTTCCCTTCCTAATTTCTTTAATTCTTTATGAGATTAAATAATAGTTTTTGGGTATCTTAAATACAATAAAGAAAAAAAGAAAGGATATGATATATTTAATATCCTTTCTTTTTTTTATTTTGATGACACTATGTTTTATATCAACATAGTGTCGTCATCCCATATTGTGTCATCATCTTCCGGCTCATATAGCGGAAGAATTGATAATATTAATAATTTTAGTATCTTTTTTAACATATATTAAACCTCCTTATTATTATTCTTTTATTATTACAAAAAAATAATATATTAGTCAATATATGTAAAATACGGATAAAAAAATAATGTGGTATGGGAACATATTTATCCCATACCACAATATTCTCTCTCTTTCTTATAAGAACTTATTATTTACCCCTGAATGCTCTATTAAGCTCTTCAAAGATACCGATATCATTCCTCTTCTTCTTTTTCTTATCAATCTTTTTGATCTTATACTTACACTCACCCTGACGGATTTTGTTAACTTCGGTAATTGATACATCGAAGAACTCATTCCTTTCAACTTCTGGATATTCCAACATGAAGTGGAAAATTCTGAGTGGGTCAATAAGAAGAATGATAGCTTTTTCTTTACCGAATTTTTTTACCTTAGGAATTCTAAGAGATTTGAGATTTGCAACTCTTTCTCTTGACATTCTAAACTGTCTTCTCACATTATCGCTATTAAATGCCGCGATATCTTCTTTCTTATATGCGAAAGAATTGAGATACTTGTAAATTTCCGGTATGAGAACAACTGACCTATCTGCATCTTCGCCTTTGTTATCGAAAACACTTGGTACATTACTATTTGCTCTCTCTGCTTTTCCTTCCATTGCTCTTAAAGGTAACTTAAGTACAAATGGGGAAAAATTCTTTCCTGCCTCAATACTATAGAGGCTTACTTCGTTCGCATTAAACTCTGCGATTTTTTTCGAACGTGTAACTGCGTTAAGTCCGCTGATTATAAAATCACGAACTCCTGTAGTTGTTACGTCGAATGATGGCTCTGAAATGTCTGGGAGCAATCCCGACCTCGTTGAATAGACTCTTGTCTTATTCTGCTCATTCATCATCTTGTAGTTCTCCTTTACAAATAAATTTTTTATAGTTAAATAATAGATACTTTAATATCCATTATCATAACTCAATTAAATATTGTATAATATAATGTAGAAAGTGTAATTATTTTTTAAACACATTTGTTTTATACACTTTAATCTTTACAACAGGTGAATTCCAACTTTCATGTACATATGATACATCACCCATTTGTCTTGCTCTTTTAACGAGTGCACCTGTATGTACAATAAACTCTGAAACACCACCATCAATTCCAATTGAATGATTTTTCATTGTATGTCTATCTTGTTTGCAGTCACCTATAATACAAGGTAAAACTGTACCATTTGCTAAATATAAATCAACATATCTTCCAACCTCATGTGTGAAATAACTACCAAGAGCTATGCAATATCTACCATTAACAGTTCTGATACCATTACTTGCGGTTGTTGCATACCCATATTGTAATTTATACTGAGGTGAATTTCTTGATGTAATAGTTCTAAAATCCATATATGACTTTCTACTATCTTTTGGAGCATACTTAATTACTCCATCTCCTGTCTTAACATCAACAGATTCTTTTGCATTATTTTCAACATTAGCAACCACTGTTGTTTGTACAGGCTTCTTATTTGCAATATATGCTGAACTAATAAAGCATAAAGCATCATCATATTCTACGATATACCAATCGTTATTATACTTCATATAATTTACTTTATCGTTCTTCTTATAATTACCTACAATTTTACTTTTTATACTTGGCTTTTCTCTTACATTTAAAACATAAGCAGTTATGTAACCCTTCTTTACCTTAGTTTCAACTTTCTTTTTCTTTTCAGGTACTGAAGGTTTTTCTTTAATTTTATGAGCTGATATAAATTTCATAAGTGGTTCATCATTCTTAAAATAATTAATTAATTCTTCTCCTACTATTTCAGCAGAAATTAAATTTTTAAGTTCTTTAGTAATGATGGTCTGTGATTTTTCTGTCAGTTCACTATCAGGTGTACTAGCTTTTAATTTAAATTTAGATACCATATTAAATACAGTCATAGATAGTACAAGTATTAGAGTAACTATCCCTATACTTAATATCATTTTAGTATCCTTATTTGAATTTTTAGTGTACATTGGTTTCAAGTTCCTCCTTAATTTTTGATATTTTTTTTAATTGAATTATGACGAAAAAATAATATATAAATAAAATCAAATATAAGGGGTTTTACCAAAAACCCAATATTTATAATTAAGTAACCATGTAAATAAAAAGTTATCACTTTGTAATAAAAAATAAAAGAGTCTGTAGCCATTATATTAGGCTACAGACTCTACTGTTTTACTTACATCTTTTATTTCTATATGTATTTCATTATCATTATTTTTTACAGATATATTTTTTTTATCTGAAATCTTCTCAAGAATCTTTTCATATACTTTTTCAACTTTAGATTTCTTTACATCTACACAGATTTTAAGTTTTTCTTTTTTAGTTTTAAAGTATGTAAGTTTCTCAATATAATCACTATGATTTGATATAATGAAGAATACTTCAATAAATTTCTTGTATTTATTTTCAAATATATCTTCAAGAATACTAAAATCATTATTTGATAATGTAATAGCATATTCTGGAATTGTACATTTCATATATGATTTATTTCTCCTTTCTTTTATAATAAGGAGAATAATGGATACTTTTATATTTAATCAGATTTTAAAATCTGATTTCTGATATTAGATCGTTCTAGCTTTTCCCTTTCAATACGCATCTCTTCTTGGTCTTTTTGCAGTCGTTTGATACGAGCTTCTCTTAATTCAATAAACTCTTTTTTAGTCATTCCATAAAGTATATCATCAAGAGAAAGCTCGCCTTTAAACAAACTTAATGATTCATCTAGAATTCTTGTATGTTCTCCACGTCTACTGTTGTATTCATCAATCGACTGTATGTCTGAAAAACCAGTTCATCTATGCTAAGATCCATATCCTTAGTAACAGCTTTACAATGTGGACAAGTAATATCTCCAAGTGAGAATGTTATATCCCATTCAGACTGAAGTTTTGTTACATATGCAATGAATATCTGAATTTCATTTGGTGATAAATTATAGATAGCATCAAGAATATCTTTATAACCGATACACTCAACATATCCATCATTCCCATCAGGAATATACATACTTCTTACATATGATAATAAGAATCTATTAGTTCCATAAATATCATTTTCATCAGAACCAAAAGCTTCATTGAATTTAGCTTCATCAAGTGTAGGTATGAAGTTATATAAGAACTCATATGCACTAACAATACCTATTTCACATATAATACCTGATTCAGGTAATTCAAATACTTTTGAATTCATAACAGCTGATTCTTCTTTAATCTCATCATATTTAGCTGGGTCAGCTGTAGCAATTTTCTTCATGTTATTAAGGAAGTTGTCAGAACATCTTTCAAGTCTAAGAACAGACCTTGTTGAGAAATTCCAATTAAATCCCTTAGCACATGCTCTATTACCACATCTAAGTGGAATAGACTGATTTTCCTGTTCTGTTGCAATATACATACCATAAAGTGCAAGAGCAATATCTATAGAAGCAAAGTTCTTTAAGAAGTCTTCAAAGTCTTTGAAAGGACCGGTTGAAATATTTACCATCTTATTATAGATAATGCTTAATCTCTTATGATATCTATCAAATGTTACAGTATCAGGAGTAAGAGATATATCTGCAAATTCACCATAACTAAGACCCTTCATCTGAGCTTTAAAACCAGATGCTGGGAAACATATTGTGGTTCTCTGTCCGTTATAGTCATATTCTTTTATAACATCCTGAAATGATTTATTACTCTTTCTTGCTCTTATTGCATTGATATCGATAAGTTTTACTTCATTAACCTGAATAACATCACTTTCTTCCATCTTTGCTTTCTCATCAGGAGTAAACATGAAATCAGTTCCAAGGTTAGTCTTATCAATAAGAATTTTTACTATCTTCTTTTTCTCAGGAGATATTTCATCTACCTTATCTTCAACTTCTTCTGTTGAACCGTCGTCTTTTACAACAGTAATTTTCTTCATTTCTTCTTTAGCATTTTCATTAGAAGAAATTACATGTTCTTTTTCAAACTCTGATAAAACAGAGTAATCAAATAATGGTTCATCATCTCTTCTTACTCTAATGAATTCAGGTTCACCTATAATTTCACCATCATCATCTTTCATTTCAATTACAGTTGTTCCATCAGGTAGAGTTTTAACCGCATTAAGCTCATCCATAAGCTTAACATATTCAATCTGTGTAGTAGGTTTCTTTATAAGAATAACCTTTTTTCTATTTTCAAGTTCTTTATCATAATTAGAAGATTCTGCATCCCAGGCTTCCATTCTTTCATCATTATACTGAATTAATTTCTTTCCGCCATCTTCTTTGATATCTTCATCTTTCACTACAAGACCAAGATTTTTATTTTTCTTTTCCTGATCAATTAATGCTCTTTCAACCGGTGATAATTCTTCTTCATTAACAACAGGATGAGAAGCTAATGAAGCACCTGTATTTTCAGGTTCATCTTCAAATTCAGTTTCTTCTTCATACTCGTCTTCATATTCATCTTCAGAATTATCATTAGCATCAAGAGTTTTAGGAAGATTATTCTCTTCTCTAATTTTACTTAATACATCTTCGAGATCTAAACTTTCGTCTCTACGAATAACATTAGGTTCAAATTCGTTTGTATTTACTTCAGACATTGATAGTTCCTCCTTAATTGTGTTTTGTGTATTTTTTACATTATACATCGTCATACTTGATATATTGTATCAAATTGCTCTGTATAATTAAAAACTATTTCTTTATTTTCATTAGTTGTAATACCTATTGTAAGTATCCGTCGTTCATTTTCTTTATCGTTAATAACAGGCATAACTAATATTAACATTAAATTACCTTCATATTCTGTCTGTACTATTTCAAAATCATTTGTGTCTAATACAACACTTAGGTCTTCGCATTGAGTTATCAATTCGGTCCTAATAAAATCAACATCAATCTCATCATCAAATTGATAAAGGAATTTAGATATATTAATACCTAAACTAGGTATTGATGGATAAAATCCCGGTCTACCAAATAATATCATCATGATATCCATAATATATGATTCTTTAGGACTCATCTTTTTAGGTTTATTAAAACTATTTATACCAAAAACAGGATTAACGACATCTATCGCCATTAATTTTCTCCTCCTTTCCTATAGAATTCATTAAAGAAATGTGCAACATATAATAAAAAATTCAGAGATATTACCTATAAATATAGTATAGGTAATATCTCTGATTTAATTAATTAGTTGGTCCGTTTGTTCCATTAGGATTAACTGCTTCTTTTGAAGCTTCTGGTTTAAATTCAGATTTAGCTTCTTCTGTAATCTTTTCAATTTCACTCTTTTCAGGTAATTTCTTTTTATCAGTCATGATATTCTTCATGTTCTCCATCTCAGCTTCAATCATATCATAAATTTTCTGACACAGAGTATCCTGATCAATATAAGTTGAAAGGAATGGAAACTGTTTATAGATGTCAGTAAGTACTTTAGATCTCTTTAAAGCACCACTCTTCTTATATTCTTTCCATTCAACTTCAGCATTACTCATAAGAGAAAGAATTTCTTCTTTAACTACTTTAAGAGCAGCTTCAACTTTCTGTTCCTTTGTCATCTTCTGTACTTTCATATAGCTCTTAAAAGCTCCGAAAGCACCTACAACGATGATAACAATTTCAGGAATGTAGTTAACAAGTTTTGTTAGTAACTGTAGTACTAATTCGGACATAATTTGTCCTCCTTTCTTTTTTTAATTACTCAGCAATTGCTTTTGTAACTTCTTCTACAACTTTTTTTCCACTTTCTATTGATGCTTCGAATTCATCTCTTCTAAGTTTAGCATCAGTTTCTTCTTTAGTTTCTTTGTACGATTTAGCACAATAAACTGCAAAAGAAATACTTTCACCAATTACAGCACCGATAAGAGAATAAAGTGCAGATAAGTCACTAAGAGTAAACATTACCCACATAGAATAAACCTCAATCATAAGGCAATTAAGGAATATCAAGTACATAAGTACTTTAGTAGTGGTAAGTTTTTTTCTTTTAGGAGTATTGTCTCTTCCATCGCTTTTTATTTCAGCGATTTCATTTTTTCTTTTTCTCTCCTGTAACTTAATAAGTTCTTTTCTTTTGATATTCTCAAATTTAGTAGCAGACCGATATTCATCATCTTTTTCATCTTCAGTCCAACCTAAACTCTTGAATTTTTTGTCGTTAAAAATTAAGTTCATAAGCAACTATTTCCTTTCTTTAAAAATTATGAAAATGTTAATATGTTTTATTCAGCATATTCTAAAGCATATTCAATATTTCTATCAATATCAAATTTGACAAGAGTTCTTTCTTTCTTATCATAATCTTCAAAAAGACTTATACCAAAGAAATCATTTGGGGTATTATTATCTTTAAATAGTAGTAATACTTCACCATCTTTTTCTACTAAGTTATAAAAACTATTAGTTTTATTAGAGAAGTACTTACAAGTCTTATATTCAGAAGCAATTAAAGCTCCTAATTCTTGTGAAGATAAAGTATATGATATTTCAAGTTTATCTAATGAAGATTTATCAAGTTTAGATGATAATATACTCTTTATATGTCCAGGATGTAACCTATTAATTTCAATACCAATTTCAACAAGTTTTATTCCTTTATCACTGAATATATTACTACCTACAATCATATCTCCATTATTTAATTTATCACATATATTAGTCTTATCAAAATTTTCAATAATCTTTTTATCATTATATTCATCTGATTTAAGTATATTGAAGTATAGCTCTTTTGGAAGAGTTTCTATACATGATATAACATCAATTTCTTTTGATAATAACTTATCTACTAAATCATTAATCTTATTTCTAAGAGATTCTGACTTAGTTATTATTTCTAAAGGTTTACTAAATATACTATCATAATTAAACTTAACATCTTCTTTTATATCTAAATATTTTATTAAGATATATATATTGGTTGCACAAAACTGAGGTACATTTTGAATATTATCATTCATGAAAAATAAATCATGAATAATTGAACCTGGGATATTACTTATATAACGATAAGTATTAATGTCTAATTCTATAAAACCATCTAATTTAAGTTTCATAGTTCTCATAATAGTATGAGCTTTTAACATACATCCCATTACAGTAATAAAGAAGTAAATCGACATTCTATGTACTATAGTGTCAATGTTATCACTTGTTGGTACTACTGTAATTGGGTCTAAATAAAATGAAGTTATTGAATCTATGAATAATCCCCATTCTTTTAATATAACTACAATATCTTCTTTACTCTCACAAGGCATGTCTTTGATTTTATCAATAAACATGGTAATGTTATCTTTTATTCCTTTAGATTCTATATTTTTTAATATATCATCTACTTTACCAAAGACAACACTCTTTTCTGTTTCCATTGCAAGTAAAACTTTTTTTCCTATACTAGCCATTGTTGCTTTATAATATTCTTCTCTTTTGAAATTTATATCATTTCGAGTTCTTGGTTTAAAAAGAGTAGGGTTACATATCATAAAGCATTTATCGACTACTGTTAAGTTATTATCATTAAGCATTATAATAATCCATTCCTTTCATTTTATCATTAATATCTTGGTCTATATTTTCTGTATATAACGCGTTTAAATCATCCAAAGTAATATCATTACATTCGGATGATTCTACCATAAAAATCTTTTTATTTTCTTTATTAAGATTAATTTCTTTTAGTTTAGTAAGAAATTCAATGAATTTCATATTCTCTTTATTAACGATTTTTATATAATGAAATTCATTATTCATCATAACATCATCTTTTAGTTTTTCTTTAACCTTATCAACAGCTTGTATTTTATGGTGCATATTAGGATTATCACCACCATCTTTAATTTCTATTTCAACTCCTATTGAAGGTATAAAGAAGTCAGGTATATAGAAGTGTTCCTGATTTTCATACTTATAGTAATAAGTATGTGGAGATGGTGACATTACATCTTCTGGGTCAAAATTAAGAATCCTATCTAAAAATATAAGGAATTCTTTTTCATAAGAACCAGTATAACTTGATTTATGGACTCTGTCTCTCCATACATATTCACCACTTATACTTCTATTAGCAAGCATCTTTTTCTGTTGTCCGGCATCATTTAGTAAATGAACTTTACCATATTTACCAATCATTCTTTTTTTAAATAATTCTCTGTATGTATCTTTACATTTAGGATTTTTACAAAACCTATTGTATTTATTGGTCTTTTCATTCCATACAGTTTTATTCTTACATACTACACAATTACCGTGAGTTTTCCCAGTATTTAAAAAATATACAAATTGGTTTGGAACCATATCTTCGGGAATCATTTCATTATGTTTCTTTTCTATATGTGCAGAATATTGGTCTAATGAAAAGAAAATACTATCACAAAAATTACATTTAAATTTTTTATTTGCCACATCAATTACCTACTTTCATAAGAATTTATGTTAAATTTTTGTTTCATTATAATATATGATGATAAAACATCATATTAAATGTTGAAGTTACTAAGGAAAGGAGGCGTCCTTGTTTTGTTTATAAACGATATCTTTAGTGAAAGCTATTATGAGAATTTTAATGATGTTATCGATGAAAATTTGATATTATCAGAAGCTCTAATTGAATATGAAGAAGCAATGAATGGTATTGATTTAATAACAGAATCTAAAAAATATACTATTGCTCAAGATTCTTTATATGTAAAGATAAAAAAATTCTTTGCTACACTTATAAGTTCTATCACAACTTTTATTAAACAAATAAAAGCTGATGTTGAAAGAAGAGTTCAGGCTTCTAATTTTAAAAATAATTTAAGAAAAGCCCATAAAAAACTTCTTACAATGGATAAGAACACTAAAGTTGAAGTTGAAGATATATGGTCTTTAAAAGAAGATTATCTAACTCTTGTAAAAGATTTATCTGCGTATGCTAAAAGAATTGAAAAAAGTGAATATAAGTATACAGCAGATATAGATAGAGATGTTGAATCATTCAATAAACTTGTGGCGGATGCTGAAGATAAAATGATTAAAGATAAAGAACGAAAAATAAAAGTTAGAGCAGATGACCTTATTAGATTTATAGAAGATGAATTAACTGGAAGAAGTTCAGTATTATCTTCTTTAAATACAAATATGCAGATTGTCAATGATATGAAGATAAACTGTGAAAATATGATGATGAAAAGGGATTTATTAGGTCCTGATGTATTAACAAAAAAATTAACAATTGTACAGAAAATAGTAAGAAGTATTACTAAAGTATTCCAGAAATGGGCTGCTAAAGTAATAACTACATTTATTATAATTTTTTCTTAAATAATAAGGAGGAAATACGAAATGAGAAAATATGATGTAATTCACAATCACTTACAGGCTCAGTTATTTAGAGGAGAAATTACTCTTGAAGCTGCTGAAAGAGTTGATAAGCTTGCATATAAAAGATATGGTGATGACCTTTTTGTAGAAGCAGGTAAAGATACTGATACAGTTGAAATGCTTGAAGCTATCACTAAAGCAGTAGATGATGGTAAGTTAAAACTTGATAAAGATCAGAAGAAATTCGTCAAAGAACTCTTTGATTCTCTCGATACTGAATCGAAAGAAGATGAAGATACTGATGATAATGATGAAGACGATGCTGATGATACCGATGACAAAGATGACGCAGATGATGATAAGTAGTAATTAGATAGATGATGTATGAGATAAATAATATTCTCATACATCATCTATTTTTATTCATTTTTCTCCATACTTCTAGTTAATATATATTATAAAGGAGATTTTTATGAAAAAAATTAAAAAAACTTTACAATATCAATCATTTGATAAACCAAAAGACCAACAT